GTACTCACCCTCAACTCCTCCAAGAAGACTGCCGTCAACCGAACAAGGTAATCCACAAGAAGGGCAAGGCTGAACAGGAAGGAGAAGACCTCCTAACTGTTGCCTTATGTTTATTCCATCGGAGTAATATCCATCAATGGCAGGTATTGTTAACCCCGAGTTAGAGTATACGGCAGTTGAATCAACTAATGAACTTCCGTCTAAAAAATATGGTAATGGTGTAGGCATAATATTTTATAATGTGCATCCGCAAGAGCTTGTTACTATAAACTCTAATTTATTGCTTATGTCAGTTGGGGTAAACCCGGCTGCTGAACAAAATGTAATTGTGCTATTGCCTGCAAGTAATTGACTAACCTTAGGGCCAAGGCAACTTCCATATTCAAAAGTTATTGCTCCTGCAGTGGGGTTAGTAGCTTGCCAAGTCCAACAAGTGCTATCAGGACAACATCCGCAATCACTTGAAAGGTTAATATTTACAGAGCCTATTGGTACATAAACAGTATCTCCAATTGAAACACAAGCACGCCACGTTTCGTTTCCTTCAAGTGTCGGTTGTGTTGGAAGACCTGTATTACAATCTATGTAGTCAATAACACCCGACTGAGATGGATTAGTCCAAGCTATATATTCTTGACAAGGTTCACCGCAACCGCTACAACCGCAACTGTCAAAAAATACATCCACATCTCCTGCAGTAATATAAAACTGAGCGTTGGTAATGCATATAATAACAACCTCTTCCGGTTCTAATGTAATTGTCGTTTCTCTTCCTTCACCACACAATCCACTTGGAAGATATATATCAGCAGTTTCAGTAGTAGAAAGATTTGTAAATTCGTATGTTATACATTCGTCAGTACAAGGTTCGCAATCGCAACATATTGATTGAAACTCTTCAGCATTTTCACTAAAACATAAATTTGAAATAGCCGAGTTTCTCAAATCCCAAATCAAATACAAATAGTCTCCCGCGCTATTTGGAGGGACAACAAATGAAGTCTGATATAGAGTTGGGCCACCCGTAATTGGAGTAGCTAATGAACTCGCAGATAATAAGGCGTTAATATCCATTGGGACATTATCGTAAAAAGTATTGCTTCTTAAATACTTAAAACTATTCCCAAGAGGATTGAAATCGTACGTATCAGGAATGATTTTGTTAGTTCCAATTATTAATGTGCTACCTTCAGTAGGTATATCACCCGAACCTGCAGCTCCTGTAACCGCATTGTATCTTGAAACAACAGGATTTGTTCCTGCTTGAAATATTACCGCGTTGGTTTGAAGTGGTCCAACATAAGCCCCATCAATATAACGATACTGCGTATGTATTGTTTCGGTTGAGTCTTGGTCGCTTGTAACAACAACTTCGATTACAGTAAGTATCTGAGGAACGGGGCATCCCATTGATACAGACAATACTATATCACCATCATAAGCAATAATAGATACATTGGCAGTTGTTTCTGTTATTGAGTTTTTACTAAAAGTAATACTTCCACTACTTGTTTCTCCATACGAAGTATAATCTGTACCATCATAAGTAACTACAACATCAAAGGTTGCACCCGGAGATACAACGGTCCAAGTCAAAGTAGTATCACCTACAAAAGGCCCTAAATCAACACAGAAATCAGCTAACTGAACTTCTTCTTTTTCAGCTGCTGAACCCGAAAATGTTTGAGTAATTCCACATTCTAAACACAAATCATCTTGAGGTAAAAGTCTTTCGTTTGTAGACAAGACATACTCATTCATATAAGGGTCATATCCTCCAAGTTTTTGAGTATTGAAAGAATCAATGAACTCATCTCTAAACCACGTTCTCATATTAGCCTCTGATATAACGGCCAATTGGTCTTGAGACATTGAGTCGCCTTTCATTTGAATAACCGCACCGCGCTTCACATCAGTGAAGAATCTGTCGTATCCCCATTGAACATAACTCTCAGGATTAAAGCTAATACCGTATTTTTCAACGCGAGCAATCTGAGTTCCTAATACTTCGGGAACAGATGTAAGTGCGCTTCCTGCAGCAGCATCTGATAGTAAATTCTTTCCTGCTAATACGTATGAGATTTTATCTTCTTGAAGAGTTAGAACATCAGTCTCTCTTCCATCTAATATCTGAACATCACCAAATGAAGTTTCTAAATTTTTGAAGTTTAAAAGTCCCAAGTTAAACTCGTTGAGTTTGTTGACATTGGTCTCTTGATTATACACTCCACTATAAGTAATATCAGCAAATCGTTTTGCTTCTTTATAGTCTTGAGCGGACACGGTGGTAACTCTTTCTCCTAAATTAAAAGTTCTTCCAATTAACGAGTCTCTGACCTTGTAGCTTTCTATGGCGTTTCCGAAAGAAAAGCAATTGAAAAATCCTGTGTCAAACTCACCGTTAATACTACTTGCGATATCTTGAGAGATATCACCCGCTGCACCATTTGATAAGTGATTACCCTCACTATCAATAGGGAAAGATAAATTGTTTTCAAAGAATACATCAGGAAGAGTATCGGTTGGAAAAGTTTCAAACACCATCAATGTGTCTGCACGAAATACTCTAATTGTAGTAGTAATTGAAGAGCGTCTTCTTTCTGCGCCCGTACTTCCGTTACATCTTACAGTACCTGTAATTTTTAACACTAATCTGTTGTCACCGTATCTATAAAATTGATAATAGTTAGTGCAAGTGCTTGGTGAAGGAGTTCCGAATCCCGTAATAAAAACATTATTAATAGCGCATTCTCCTCCGCCCACTTCTTGAGTGCCTGCATTTAAAAAAGACTGAACATTATCTCCAACCCACCAATCATACATATTGGCATAATTAGCAGATGAAGTAACAGTAAAACTATTGTCGTATATTCTTCTTTCACATTTATTGTCCCCATCTCCTGCACCCTGTCTTTTAAATCCAAAAGTTAATTGAATAACACTACCCGCAGGAACTGTGTAGTCTACCCAAGCAGACCCATTCCAAATGTTCATTGGATATTCTTGAGTAGGATAATCACCACCATTATTTTCACTTGTGGTAATTTGTCCGGGGTTTATTATTGCATTTGGAGGAAGAACCGCTTCAAAACCGTCAGGTTTCATCAACATATAAACACCCGAAGGCGGGCTTACTCCTGCAGTTGTTGTAATAAAACCTCCTTGTTCTGCTTCTTTATTAAGAACAGTAGCATAAGCGCAATTTTGTAAAGCACCGCTTGTATCTCTCTTTACAATGTATCTATCTCCAATCTCAACCTTACGCATATTTTCACCTTGAAGTAAAAAATATACATTATCAGTGCCTGACTCAGTAAAAAACAAGCTTGTATAAATAGTCTCGTAATTTTCTGCATCAGCTTTGCATACAAACTTAAATCGTTTAGCCCAAGCAGGAGCGCGTTGAGATGTTGGTATTGTAACTCGAATTGAATTTTTATTTACTGAAGCTCTGCAAGGAACGTGCTCGGTATTAAACGGGCTAACCAAAGCAGTTGTTGCTCTATTAAACTCATCCATATATACCATAGCAATCTCATAGTCTCTATTGCTATGAAGACTACGTGGGGCTCCCGTTTTTTCAAAATAAGCTTCTGCTTCTGTTATAGAGAAATATGCATAAACTTCATCGGTTATAGCTAATGGGTCATCTACATACCCCATAGCAATTAGTTGAAGGCTAAAAATATTAGAAGAAGGGGCAGCACCTAATTTCACAGGTTGTCCCGCACCAAATACACCGCTTTCATATTTTACATAGGTTACACTTGTAACGGTATTGAAAATAGTATCTGCAATAGAACAGTTAAGAGCATCTGTAAAAGTTGTTCCATCGCAAGATGTTTGGTCACCAAGTATGGGTGAGTATACAGGTAATATATTAGCAGTTGTTCCTACTGCATTTTGAAACTCCGGACTTGTAACCATTGCATATACAGATGGGTAATCAATAGCAAGAGTAAATGAAAATGTTACAGAAGTAGAAGGCTGAGATGGATTAGGAATAAATGGTGTAGAGTTACCCGTTGCAGGATTTATAACAACCCCACCAAAAGTAAGTTCAAGTGTGATAGAAGCGCCTGCAACTAAATCAAAACCTGCTAAATCAACATATACTATACTGTCATTTATAGTTACAGGGGGACCTACAGGAGGATTGTAAATATTATAAATTCCACTTCCAAGCGAAACGAGTATATCGTCAAAACCATATTCTTCAGAGATAAGCGCAGTGTTATATTCTAATCTTGTAGGACTTCCAAACTTATCAATTAAGTCGTAACCTTCAATGTAATTTCCATACATCAATCGGTTGCCCATAATTGTTTGAGCTTTTGCATAACGAGGCACGTTATCAAATAATCTTAATATCTCACCATCAGATAAGATTGTAAAAATTTTACTGCTGCTAAAAGTAAATGTCTGAGTAACGTTGTTAGGTATACCCAATAAGGCTTTGTCAAGTTTTTCAATTACTTTGATGATACTGTTATTTGCCTGCTTAAACAACAGGTCAATACCAACGACAAGAGGTCCGCCTGTTTCGTATGAAACAACGGCCGCATTATACGCGTTGGTCATTCCTTCATTCAAATAACTATTTGTGCTGAATGAAAATTCATTTGGTAAAAACGCAATATCAGACCACTGAGATGTGGCAGAGTACTCTCCATTTGCATACTTGTATCTATAAGCAAAGCTTATAAATCTTTCTTCAAGATAGTTGTTTTGATTTCCTTGGGTAATTAGCTGAACCGTTGGAGATGTAATAGGAGGCTGCTTAATAACAAGGATAGCCTCTCTTAGTAAAGCGGGGTTTCCGTTGTAGTCAATATTTGAACCGTCGGGTAGTAAATAATTTTTGGTAACATCTATAAATCTTGGAGGATTATAGTTGTCTGTAAAAAACAAAAGGTCACCAACTTTATTTACACTTGGGATAAGATATGTCGGATTAAAATTTAATATTGTATTATCCCCTGTTCCATCATCAATACTAACCACGTGATATATAAGCACATTCGTTACTATATTGAAAGAAACAATAAGGTCAAGCTTACCCGTACTACCTTCCGGAAAGTTTGAATCGTGAACAAACCAATACAATGTGTCATTAGCAGTATCTGCAAAAGCGCCAATACATAAAGCATCTGTACTAAGAAAATCTCCTGTGACAGGATATAACAAGTCGGTCAATACCGTATTACCCTTAGTGTTTTCAATGACACCAATCTCAGAGTTCTCGGTAGAACCCATACGGACATTAAGAGCGTCAATATATTCTCCATCAGGAACAATACGTTCATCGTACGTCTTGTTCATTCTGCCACCGGTAAAAGTCCTTGTTAAATTTGCCATCTTATTTTATCATCTTGTCCATACCACGTAAGTTCATCAGCAATCTCCCCGGATGGATGTTGCTCATTCTAATTTTAGCATTTGCAAGCAAAGCTTTTCTTTCTTTTTTTGCACGAGCTATAACGTATTCTTGAACGCCAAATTTAGAAGTCAATATCTCATATCTAATCGCAGCGTAAATATACTGCTCAAACAATTTGTTTACTGAAATTAATGAGTTATCTCCATTCTCCATTCCATCTGAAATGTACTCAAGAACACAACTTTCACCCGACATAGATGAATCAAAATTAATTACTCCTGCTTTCTTGTTGACGTTAAATGTAGGGTTGAAGTTAGCGGTCTCGGTGTTTAATCCAAATGCAGCACCTATCTGATAATCAAAATACCAATTGCCATCATAGTTCCATCCCCAAGCTCCGTCGTATTGATGTCCTTGGTTTAAGTATATGCTTTTCTTAGTATGTGTGAGCCTGTCGTAATCAATGTTTGAGTACTGAGGCTCAAGAACATTCCCATTAATATCAAACAAAATGTTTCCATTATTATCTTGTAGGTACGCCCTTGAAGAAAGCGTCTGAATATTCTCAGTCAACGGGCGTAACCATCCGTCTTTATACAAAGAAATGCGAACCCAATTGACAAAGTCCGAAGGAAGAACAAATCGCAATGAGTCAGCAACAGTAAGTTCCAACACTTTAATTTCTTTGAACGCATCATAGTTCAACTCTTGAATTGCACGCTTGGCGTGAAACAAAATCTTATAACGCTCTTCATTATTTACAAGAGAGTGATTACCTGTATGCATCAACATAAAATTGTTGACGATATCAAATAGACTTACGTATTGGTAAGAACCCCAATTAGCATCTTGAGGTGCATTGCCATTATTTTCGTAGTATTCGTATTGTGAGATATATGCCATAGTCTATTATTGTTGTTGATTAAGTGCAGACTTGTCTTGCTGAGATTGAGCTATAGCAAATTGAGCGACTTGTGTTTCTCTAATTGAGATGCCGCAGTACTGCAAAATCTTCATAGCCAACTTGTACTCATCCTCAAGAGGAAGTTCAAAGTCTTGGTAGTCTGTTTGCGTTTGGTCAAAGACAGGCTCTCCACCGCTACCAAGAGATATGTATGTCCACTTTGGTGGCTTAGGATATCTAAAGTAATTTGCTCTTACGTTTCCGTATTGAGCTTCTCTTCGCGGATGGGGTATAAGCGCACTTCCCGATAATGTGTATGCAGGAAACATTTCTGAAGGAGCAGTAAGCATAGATGAGTTAAGCATCAATATCTTTCCATCCGTTACCTTCTCTGCTTCTGATATATTTGTTGCTGAGTATATCGCATATCCCTCTCCTGTATTTGTTGGAAAAATATCACTACTCAATGAAAGCGTATCAATAGCTAAAATATCTTCGACAATAGCATTAGTGAATGTGGTCAAATTAACTACAATATCTCCCGGCAAAACTCCTATTGTAAAAAAATCTGCAGTAGAATCTATAAGTTCAAATGAAGACACAGAATCATTTACACCATCGTATCTCTGTTCATTGTAGTAAGACACTCGGCTAAACATAAATCCAAAATTCCCTGTAGTTACGTTAGACGGAATCTCAAACTGATTGCTATTACTCCCCGATGGATTAAACATTGGAATCAAAAAGTCAGACACCAAGAACAACTCTATTGCCTCGGCCGTAGCTTTTGAAAGATTAGCGTAATCTTCACCTGACATTCTTCTGTTCTCAAGGTTTACAAGCTTGTTGTAATTGCTGAAATATTCCTCATACAATTCCATCTGAGCTTGCTGCGCGTACAGATTAAAATCAGATGGCGAGATGTAACCGTAATTATTTTTGTTCAGTACAGATAGGACCGTGTTTCTTACTGAGTTTATCATTGCTACTTTTTTACAAATATAGTGAAAAAAATAAGGGCCCGAGAGCCCTTATCTTTCATCATAAATCACATCAAACCAAAATCAACTTTCTAATATCATATCCAACATTTTCAAACCATCAATGCCTTCATCACTCTGAAGGAATGATACTGCGGTTTCAAATGAGTCGCTACCAAATGGTATTGAGCACATCTTCTTTTTGTTCGTCGGTGTATTATACCACAACTCTTTATTACCTCTTACAGTAATAAGATTATTTTCAAAGAATGTTCTGACCTTAGCTTGGAACTTTAATTCCGGGTCATTAATCGCATCTAAAAAATCTTGAGGGTATCTCTTGGCAAAAACTAAGATGTCTCTTTTAAGCTCGGCAGTAGACACTGTAGATGGGTCTACTCCAAACAGAACCCTTGTTAACATTTCTATTTGCCCAATTTCAAGCTTACGAGCCTCAATCAAAGCGTCAACTTCAATATTAAGGTCTTCTACTTGAATAGAAGCATCCTTCTCTTTATCAACCTCGCAAAACACAACTCCATTGTGTGGGTGGTAGTGCAAAAATTCTTGAAGGACAGGATTGGTTCTTGAAACACTGAGCAGACCATCTTCAAATACGATTGGTTCTAAGATAGCATTGCCATCTTGCTCGTCTTCAAATGGAGACTTTTGATTTACTGCATAACGCAGTACTCTGTTTTGATTTTTCTTCTCATCATACCACATCAATGAATGACGTGCGCTTGTACGTGAGGCTAACGTGTAAGACAAGGGAGCGCTTGAAATTAATCTGTAGACCTTGTCACTTGGACCTTTTACTTTTGACATTTTATTTAGATTTAATTAGATTCTTATAAAAAGGAGCGTGTCTTTGAAGACACGCCCCCATTTAGATTTTTGCTAAGGATTATCCGAAGCGGAACAACATAAAGTTGTTAGCACCTAAGGTACATACTGCACGCTCAGAAAGGAAGTTGACCTCCATTGCATCCAAGTCGCTTGTAGCAGCACCACCGGCAGAACCTGTAATCCAAGTCTTGTAACGACGGTCTTCCGCTTCAGTAGCGCGGTAACGTACGTGCAAGAATGGACGCTTAGCGTTCTTACCCATAATTTGGTCATACACTGAAGTAGAACCTGCAGGAACCAACAATCCGTTGATTGTACCTGTAGCAGTAGCAACAGTTGAACTCAAACCTCCACGCATTGTTGGGTCGTTTAAGTATTTCCAATCAGACTTGTAGAAGTCATAACCGCGACGGAAACCGCTGAACCCAAGGTTCAATGCCATCTCAACATCGTTGTCAAACAATCCGAAAGAAGCTCCGTTAGCAGAACCTGTTCCGTTGTAACCATTCAATGTAGCCAACATATTGTCAATGTCGAAGCTCAATCCACGGTTAACGAATACTACGTTCTCTTCGATAGCACCTTGACGGTCTAAGCGAGTAACGATAGTGTCCCAATCAGGAAGAGTAGTAGGGTTACCTGCACCCCATACGTTACCACGTGTACCAACTACGTAGAAAATACCTTCAGAACCAATCAATCCTGTAGTACCTGCGTTAGTTGTGTTTTGCATTGGCACCGCTTCAATCATTGCAGTCTCTAAGTAATCTTCAAAACGAAGACGAGTTTCGTGCTCAGACTTTAAATACCAAAGGTATCCTGTCGCACCGTTCTCGGTAGTTACTTCAACCCATCCGATTTGAGCCATATCAGACCCGTTAACCGCATACTTATCTTTGATGATAATTGGGTTGTTAGAGTAGATAGTGTCTTCTGCTTCCAAAGAACCAACCATTCCGGTAGTTCCTTTTCTAAATTCAGAACCGTAAATGAATACAGTACATTGAGTAGAAATTGCGAAAGCTTGACCTGTTGACTCATAGTAAGCTACGGTAAAAGTACCTGCTACTGTTGGGCTACCTGTTTGAGTAACTGCA